AATTCTCCATCTGAGTTAACAGCGAAAGTTAATCCTTTTTTAGCAAAAAAACTTTCATCATATAAATCTGTTTGTGTGCCATCATTTGTTGCAGCACTAATATTATCTGCTCCATTAGTGTAAGTAATAACTAGATCCTCTAATTGACTGCCAGTTCCATTTGTTTTTTTAAAACCATAGTAGTCTATTTTTCCAAGCGCATCTTGAGCTGCACTAGAAATATCTACTAAGCCTATAGACGCATCTTGTATGTCTGCACCCGTTAAAGCCTGGTCTGCTGGTCTTGATCCTATATATCCCAATTTATCCTCCTTATGAACTTATTGCGTCAATGTATGAAACTACAGCATTTAAGCTGCTAGCTGTATCGCTTAATGCGACTAACTTATCTCCCGATTTTAAAATTATCTTTGAGCCACCATCAATTAGTTCTAAAGAAGAACCAGCTGGTACGGGACAATTTTTAATCAGATAAGTGTTATCTGAGCCATTTCTAATATAGACATCTACATTAACGGCAGAGCTAACTACATTAATCAAACGGATACCAACGACAGTATCGTAAGTATCAGCTTGAGCTAATATATCAACAGCAGAAGTTCCAATCGCTGTGCTTGTTAATTGGTTTCTAAAGTTTTGAGCCATTGTTTATCCTCCTTAGTTTATTGTTTATAAAGCTACACTCATAGCAATCGCAAATCCAGATTGAGCAAAACCAGTAGTATCTACTGCTGCGTCTCTCCAGACCGAAGAACTATAAATTTTTAACATATTTGAGGAAGAATTATAATACATATCTCCCTCGGTTAAAGCATCGCCATCATTATCAGTTGTTGGATCTGTTGTTTTAGATCCTAAGTAAGCATCGTCAAATTGATCTTGAGCTAATTCAGCTGCGGCTTGAGCTGCCTCGGCAGCCGTCTCAGCAGTTTCGGCTGCTGTCTCTGCTGTCTCAGCATTTGTTTCAGCTGTCTCTGCCGCTGATTGAGCCGCTAAAGCAGCATTTTTATAGGTTAAAGCATTTGCCTCACTAGCTGCTGCGGCTGTTGCAGAAGTAGCGGCTGCTGCTGCATCCACTAATAAATCCCATTTTGCGACATCCGCATTGGATGAAATTGGAGTAGAGCCAGAGGAAGTATGAGCTGTATTACAAAGATAGATATTATTGTTTGAACTATCTTTAACCAAAGATCTTGCAGCATAAGTTGTTGATGCTGCCCAGTTGCCTTTAAATTCTCCTAGTTCCTGGTCCAGTAAAATTTCTCCAGCAGTATTAAAAGATAAAACTTTGCTAGCTCTATCTGTTGCGGAAGTAGTAATTTCTGAACTTGTAATCGTATTTGTTCTTGAAATTTTTAAAGCTCTATCTAATTCTTCTTGAAGTTCTTGAACTTGTAAAACTAATTTATCAAGAGCTGCCTCATGTGTTTCTGCTGGGAAAGGATCGTTAGCAATATAATCTGTTTCTTGAGTTAAATTTGTAGATCTGATTAATACAACTGTCTCTCCACTTGCTGGTATATTTCCTGCAGTAAAAATAACAGTTCCCCCTGCAGAACCATTATCATTAATAGTGTAGTGAGTTGTTAAATTTTTTGTAGTTTCAACTCCTGTACTTGATCTTATTATTACAGATAATTCAGACGTACTATGTATTGGAAAGGTATAAGTGAAATTAGCGTTAGAACCATTCCCACTGTAACTGTTCTTAACTGTAAGACTAGAAACTGTCATTAATTATATCCATGTAATTCATTTTTAAACTTCTCCTTAGCTATATTTAATGGTCTATCAAATAAACCATTAATTAATAACTCTTCAAAAACCTCAGAGCGAATCCTTGAAACTTCTTTAAGAATGAGCGTTTTCTTAAAGTAATCATTTGGCGCATTTTTATACGCTTTAGAATTTATAAATTTCTCTAATCCACTCTTTACCATTAATCCAGCTATTCGTCTATACTCAGATATTTCCTGGTGGTTTAGATCAACTGTTATTCTTCCCCTTGGTAAATCACTTAATTGTTTTTGTAAACGCTTATTTTTAGAATTTTTTGCTTTTAGAACCTCCATTTTTAAAGGATCTAAAATAAGATATTTTCTTATTTCCTTAATATCTGGCATTACTCTTTTAAGCTCTGAGAATAAAGCTGGAGATATATCTACTTTTCTTTTCTTTCTTATAAATCTATAAGCATGTTTTGGAGCGCCAAAAATGTCATAATCTGCAGGAGCATCTGTACCCATACCAGGAGTATTATTCTTGATATTTTGAATCATAGATCCTATTTCTAAAGCATTGGAAGTTACTTTAGCAGTATCATCTCCTCTAAGTTGAGCCTCCCATCTTGAGACTTGTCTTGATAATCCAGGAGTCAATGCACTTTCAAATATTTTTTTACCCGATTTTGAAAGATTATTTAAAAAATCTTTATCCCCAGACATGATCTTAAAATATTCTTTGGATTGTTTAGTATAACTTTTATTAAAGAAATTTTCTCCAACAGATATTGCAAGAGCAACCATAGCTTTTGTCCAGGCATCTTTATCTCCACCATTCTCCCAAATCTCTCTACCAAGCTGCATAATATCTATGGATTGAGAGATCATTTGTCCAAAAGGATCTAAACCATTATATGAAATAACATAATCTCCTATTATTAAAGAATTTTGTGGAATATCTAAAGCTTTCTCTAAAGCGTATGGTTGAGATTGTACTTTTTTATTTTTACTAATATGTTTAATACTAGCGTTTGTTCCTGTGCCTGTTCCAAAATAACCCATGGAACCAGCGGATAATATAAACATAGTACCCATAGAAAGCTTAGCAAGAGCTAGATCTCTATTTGCTCCACCCATCATAAACTGACTATTCCAATTTGTTAAAAAATTAAGACCAGGAGTACGTTCTGCTGTATATCTTAATATATTTGTTGGAGTTTGAATAAAGGTAATCATATATCTACCAAGTGGCAGTTTTCTAATTTTCTTTACTCCATCAGCTCCGATTGAAAGCATATCTCCTTTAACACCTGTAGGAGTTTGAAAAGTAATATACTGAGCCTCTTTAAATGCTAACTCTTGTGCCTCTTTAGTTGGATGAGTTACAAAATTTGCAATAAAAGCTCCAGCATCTTTTTCTTGTAATCGACCCTCTTTCATTAATCTAAAAGCTTTTCTCCAGCCTAAAGCATATAATTCAGATCGATATGCAAGTGTTTTAAAAAAAGTATCTCCAGCATTTAAACTTTTAATAGGTATGCCATTTAATGTTGCAAGTTTACCAATTACATCTGTAGCTTTTGCTATTGTATTATTTTTAATTCCTAATTTACTTGAAGTAAAAACACTAGCAGGAGCCTCAATTTTAGACCCCGCTACCAAAACTTGTTCTCCATTAAGAGCTTTAAAAAACATTTCAACAGCCTCCCCATAAGCCATTGTCATTCCATAATGTTTTGCATATCCCTCAAAGTGAGCTACGCCATCTGTTCTTTTAATTAATCTATTAAAATTAGCTGCTAAACTTCTTTCAAAGTTAGCATTAAATAATGTAAAAGTATTACCGCTTAAATTTTTAACGTGAGTAATAGGGTTAGATAAAATTAAATTTATAAAACTTTCATAAACAGCGTCTGATAATTTTTTAGAAAATCCAGCATTATCAATAAATTTAGCTCTTTTGTTTTTAGGTAAAGATAAATACATTTTAGCAGTTTGCGCTATATCATCAGCTCCACCCATTTTTTCTAAGGTGTGAGTCATATTTAATTCAGCAAAACTACTATCAGAAAATCTTGTTGATTGAGATGTAAGCTGCCATTCTCTTAAAGCTCTACCCGCATCAGATCTAATAGCTGATAATTTTTGATGAAGATTGGCAACTAAAGCCATTTCTTGTTTAAATAAAATTCTATCAGCGTCTGTACCATTAACAGCTTTTTTTGCTAGTTCATCTAATTGTTCAACTTTAAAAACATAAAAATCTCTAAAAGCTCTTATTTTGGATGGTGGAGGTATTTCTCCAGGTTTTGTCGATAAGAAATCAAAACTTAATTTATTTTTATCTTTACTTAATAAGCTAGCTAACTCTTCAATATCAGCATCTTTTGTTTTTGTTGTTAATTTTTTTTTATAAAGTTTTTCGTGAGCCGCGATCATATCGTAAATACTTTGATCGCTATCTATATATTTAATATTAAATGTATCTAGGTGTTTTGAATTTTTATATACACTTTTTGAGTTTGCTTTTTTTAAATCTAAAATTACATTAACATCTGCATCTGTGGGTTTAATCTCTTGGTGTGGATAAACTTTTTTAGGAACAGCAGTGGAGCCGCCATCTGCAATTACATTACCACCCTCAGCTTGAGCAGCACCCTCTGTTTGATCAATAACTACTTCCTCTTTTTCTTTAACTATTTTAGATTCATCTATCTTTTTAGGTTTACCCTCTGCCTTAGATATAATCTCAGAAGATTTTTTTAAAATATTTGAAACTACAGGTTTTGTTAAATCTATAACGGGTTCAACAATCGTCTTTTTTAATATTGGTCCAACCATAATATGATTTGTTTGGGATAAGATTTATCCTATTTTCCTTTCTATTATACTAATAAATGTTTATTGTGTAGCGTTTAATATACTCCACTACCTTTTTTTTCTGTTTCAATTATAGATTTTTGTATAATGGTACCCGTTTTAATCGTAGCTGCCGAATCAACTTTCGGAGATACCACATCATAAACGAATTGAATTTTACTATCTAAATCTTGGCTAAAATATGAGTCTGGAATAAGTCTGCCAGTAACCAATCCTCTTTTTAAATTTTTCATTCTTGATGTGTTGGTAGGAGCTTTGGCATAAACGACCTTAACTGTATAACCATTCTGTTGAAAAATATTAACATTCTTCATAACTTTATCCTCAGTTTTTCCAATAATAGGAAGAACCACATTATCCCCATTACTCATCGCTAATTGTATAGTTTTGTCCGTTAGAAATTTACCCTCTTCATGAACAGCTGATATTAAGGAAGTATTCTTCTTACCTGTTAAAGCAAATTTAAAATCATCGGAGTCTATAATTTTAGAACCAAAATGATCTGCAATAGTTTTTGCTTTTGTAGATTTACCAGATGCAGGAGAACCAATAATAATATGAACTATTTTATCTTTTTGAGCAGATCCCGTTCCATAATAAGTATTAACAGCTTTTTCATACCCCATAACCTCTTTACCATCAAAATTAAATTTTCTGTTAGCTTGCCATTCTGGATCTTTAAATTTAAGAGCTGTGCTTTCTAGTTCCCCTTTTTTTTGATTCTCAATAATTTTTTTAACATTTTTATCCTGTTTAATAGACTCAATAACTTCATCTGATGGATTGTTAATATTCTTAATTACTTTAGTGGCTGTGTTAAGATCATCTTGATCTGGATGAAATTTTAATAATTTATCCTCCTGTTTAACCATATCCTCAGATAATTGTTTTATTTGTTTTTCCTCCCCTAAATATTTAACTTTTTCTTTTGGTGGTAATTTAGATATTTTCCAATTTTTATAGACTTCTTTTATTCCTTTAAATAATTTTTCAAATAATAAGCCATCCATAGCTCTTGCTGAAAAATTAAGCATACCCTCTACACTAACTCCAGAGTCTGAAATTTTTTCGTCAAACTCTTTTAGAGATGACATAAATTTACTATCGCCTAAAGCTTTTGCATAAATATCGCTAACTAATAATTCTTCATTTTTAAATCCCATACCCGATGCAAACATCCAGGCTAATAGGTTGGCTTTTTCCACTCCTATTCCTCCCTGGAGTAGTCTGGATCTTGCTAAGAATAAATAAGGAGCAGCTTGAAACATAAAAGTTGTAAGATTGTTAGCAAACGTCTTATCTCTTTCAGTATCTAGTTTGTGTACTCTTTCAGATAATTGTCTTAATGTTAGATTAAATGGCTCTGGTCCAATATTCATTTGAGCCACTTCATCAATAAAAGGTTTAATACCAGGGAAAGTTTCTGTTGTTGCTCCTACTCCATTTTCTATTCCTTTAAAAATTCCATAAATTGCATCCTCTGGTAAATTTTTAAAAAATCTAGGTAAATTTTCTGTAAAAAATTCTATAGTTGACTCCCCCGTATCTTTGAGAGCTTTAATTTCTACCTCATTATAAAAGGGAATGTTGGTACCAGGTATAGTTTTATCTTTACCATCTAAATAAAAATTACCCGTGTCCAAACCAAGTTTTTCTGCAGCACTAAATCCATCTGAATTAAGTTGATGTTCTTGAGTATAAATGGGTAGTAGTATGCTTTTCTCTAAATTTTCTGTGATGTTTAATTCCATTAGTTATCTTTCTTCATTAAATTTTTAATTATAGAAGATAATCCTCCAGATCCCTCTCCTGCAGCAAAACTAATAATATCTTCATCATCCATATCATCTGTAGCCTTACTTACTGAAACAGCATATTTATATCTTACATTAAATAATCTTTGAGATTTGTTAAGATTGTCTATCTCAAACATAAATTCATCATGATCGAGTTTTCCCTCTTTATAAAGTTGAGCCATTTTATCTTTAGCTTGTATAAAATAAGCTGAGCCACCATGACCCTTAATTTGACTAAACCAATCACTTTCTTCTGAAAAAGCGGGTAAAGGAAAGATAGTCATATTTGGTAGAGCAGCTCCTGGATTAAATTTAGTTAAAGTTTTAAACATCGCGTCTGTAACATTCATTCCTTTGTTTATAACTAAATCATCAAAATATTCTATAGCCTGTCCGCCAATCGCTTTAACTGTTCTTGCATCCTCTCCAATATCAAACTCATAACTATCACTAGCAAAAAATATTGCTTTCATAGTTGATAAAGTTGATTTGTACTCTGAATATAATTCTGAATTTTTTTTAAGAGTATTAATTTTCTTTAATGCTCTACCAGTAGCCTCAGCTGATAAATTTAAAAAAGTAAGATCTGATTCTTTGATTTGTACTTTTTTTGAAAGATTCTGTAAGTCTATTGGAGAGTCTGTGTTTAATATTTCATCATTAATAGCTGCAATTAATTTTTCATCATCTAATTTTATAACGCCTGCTCTATAATCTATAAGCTTATGATACATTGTTTCATCAATATCATTATTTACATAAGCTCGTTTTAATTCTGAATATGTAATTAACTTATCTGAAAAATCTTGATTATTAGCGTTTTCGTGAAAATCTTTAATTCTTACCGCAAGCTCAGCAAAATTATGAGCTTGATCTTCTAAATTCTTAGCATCAAGAATTTCCATATCTTTTATTTCAGCCTCAACATTAGCTGCAGAATTTTCGTATGCTTTCTCTAAAATATACTCTGCTGTTTCTGTATCTTTAATATTATCTGTAATAATTTTTGGATTATCTATTACAGAGTTAGGATCATTAGTTGCTAATAATATAGCAGCATTTTCCTGGATCTTCTTCTTTTGCTCATCTTCAAGCGCTATCCATTTCGCAGGTGTATAAAATAATTTATTCTCTTCGTTGGCAAAATAATTATTAATCCAATTTTTAGATTCATTAACATCTTTTCTATTATGAGAACTAGCGATTATAGATTGATGTTTTTCTAAAGTTATTTTATCTGTAGCAATTTTTTCTTCAATGACATTAGTTGTAATTGTTTTTTCTAAATCTAAACTAGCTGATGCAATCTTAGACGCATACCAAGAATTAACTTTCCTCTTTACAGAGTTATTTTCTTTAAGAATAGCTGTATCTTTAGCTAAAGATAATACGGATTTAAAAGTAACTAAATCATTTGGATTACTAGATCTGTCATAATTAATAGCTAATTTATTTATAGTTGATTCTAAGTTTGCAGATATACTTGATGTTTTAGTGTCATCTTTAGTTTTCTTAACTAACGCCCAAAGATTAACTGCAGCATCCGCAGCACCCGAACTACTTTTTGTAGAACTATAAACTGAACCAGGGGAAATAGCTAAATTGGTTGCAGATACATTGGTGGATTCAGTATCTATTCTTCCTTGGGATTTGTATAATTTAATATTAGCCATTATCTAGTAGCTCCATATACAGTTGCGCCAGTAGTAAGTAGAGATTGTCCAGCGTCAAAGTAGCTTTGTCTTTTAAGAAGTTTACCCTCCCACATAGCTAACATACCTTTTGCCTCTGACATTAATGCTTTATTTTCAGATCTTGATTTAGCATTTAAAGCATTAAATTTTAAAATTTCCGAATCTGTTTTTAATTCATAATCATTCTCTATTAAGGAGATTATAGGAGTACCCTCTAAAGTAACACCGCTATTTAGATAAGATACTTTTATTTGATCTCTTATTTCTTCTGCAGTTTTATCAAATTTAGGTTTTTCAAATTTTTCGTAAAAATTCCAATTTTGAGTTTTAGTCTGTCTTTCAATATCAGCATCTCTCTCATAGAGAGATTTATTGTAAGCTCCTAATTTCTTTGCTGCTTTTCCGCCTGATAAAATACTAATAAATGACATTAATAAACCTTTGCATATAAGTAGTGATCCGAACCATCTGGACCATAATTTCTCATTAAACCCTCTTTTTTGAATCCAAGCCATTCAGCAAATCTAATTGCTTTTTGCGAGTCTGCTTTTACAGCAGTTTGAATCCTTTTAATTTTATTATTTGCTGCTAATAAATCTGTTCTTTTTTTAATAGTCTTAGCGCAAAAAATTGGATATTTGAATATATCCCTCGATGCCAAGACCCACCCCTCGGCAACGCCATCCCAGAGATAACAGATACCTCCTGCCGCTATAGGTTTATTATTTAATAACCCTGTAAACGACATACCAACATCTTCTATATCGACCACATATTTTTTATGTTCTGGTCTCAATTCCAGCGAAACATCATTCATTCCTAACGCTAGGATCTGTTTTGCATGTTCGCCTTTAAAAGGTACAATCTCTATTTTAGACACTTTCAGTTTCTAATCTTGGGTAGATACCCAGGATTGTCATTGGCAGCGCCTGTGGTTGTTTTATATACACTAATCCCTCTGTACCATAATCTGAATCAAATTCTATATGTTTATCCCCAGTAAATAATGGTACGGGTAAATCCATGCTAGCTGAGCTATCTCTAAAATCGATTGAGGTTAAAGTGTCAGCGTTGGGACCAACACTCGCTCCAACTGTTTCATGAAATCGAACAGATAAGTCATAAATTCTTTTTACTTTAGTTTGAGTAGTTTCTTGATAACCCTCATCTAATCTCATAGTTTGTAAGTCAGAAGTATAAATTAAACCTACATTAGCCTCTTCTATAGCATTATCCAGGCTTACCGCTCCAGAGCTTACCACCTTATTATTTTGTGCAGCTCCCTCTCCAATAATCGATACACTTTCTCCCTCTAAATGAGTTAAGCCGCTAAGAGAGCTAGTATTATCTCCACTATAAGATAAGCCAGAATCTAAAAAATGAAATGCTGTTAAATCTGAATTAAATTCAAAAGGTGTAAAATATTCAACATATCTTTTTTCAGCTCCATTAATCCATCTATTAACAATAACCCATACTTGATCCTCTTCTGAACCAGAAATAACTGCAAGACTTTCTACTTTGGCATAAGTTAAAATATTATCTGTTTGCTCGGAAGTATGAGCAGAAGTCATATTTACCTCTGTTAGTAAATCTTCTTTTGTATAAAGTTGAAATTGATTATCATCTACCTTTCCAATAAAATATTTAGTATTTTCTGCTAAACCACCAATAGAGGTTCCTGTATTATCGTAATAAACAACATCCCCTGTTTTAAATCCGTGATTTGCAGAATAAATAATATCAGTATAAATATTTATTCCTTGATAAATATATTGTGTTGTATCAGATCCAGGTGCCGAAGTTAAACTAATAGCCGTTCCTGCTGTGGCGTTTCCAGATGTAGTTGCTAATTTTATAGTGTTAGCATCTACTGATATAACAAAATACAAGTTAGAATTATTTAATCCCCCTATAGAGTTTGATCCAGCATAATAATAAACAGTATCTCCCGTGGCTAATCCGTGGCTGCTTAAAGTAATAGTATTATTAGTAGTATTTACATTTGTTGCATTAGAGGTAAAAGAAATTTGTTGTTGTATAATATTTTTTCCTGTATCAGATTTACCACCGAATATATGTCTATGCCAGGCTGTAACTTGCTCTAATCGATTATACGTTAGTCCTGCTAGCACTCCATCTGTTCTAACGCACCATACGATGCTAAAAGGCTCCTGCTGATAGTCCATCTGAGTAATACCCGATTCCGTTATGTGTTCTGATAAGATAGTCATGTCTGGAGCTTGATAACCATCTGAATCAAAATTATATGCTAGCTCTCGAATCTTTCTCTTCGCTCTTTGAAGAAAGATAGTGGCATTACCAATCGATAGCGCATCTACTCCTGCACTTCCATAATTAGATTGTTTTCTAATATTAATATTAGTAGGTGTAATAGCATCTTGAGCTGAACCAGAGCTTACCGCATATTCTCCACCTGTAGTCATAACAATCAAAGTTCTTGTTGCTTTTAAAGCTTTAATGACGTTTACCTGGTTTGATGCAATCGTATAAACCATAGCATCATCTGCATTAGTTCCAGATTTAAAATTTTCATAATCTCCAGACTTTGAAAAATATAAAGTTTGAGGATTATTTGTTGTTGCAGCAAACACCAGACGTTGCTCAAAAAATGAGACGCAGGATGGAAATCCAGTTGTGGTACTCCAGGATCCTAATTTCCAATCATCTACTGCAGTTGTGTTGTCAAAATCATCTTTAACATCTGCTGTAACAGAAGTACCAGATCCATAAGCTGTTATTTTAGCATAACCATTTGAAAAACTAATAAATCTTCCAACATCGGTACTTACAAAAGTAGAGCTGCTGGCAGTAATTGTAATTCCAGTTCCAGTAGTTGCGGATGGTGTCATAGTGGTAGATGAGATATTAGCATCTAAATATGGTCCATCAGTAAATTCAACTTCTGAAAGTGTCCAGGATGTATGACCCGTTCTTGATAATTTTCTTACAGCATGATTGTTATGACAAATATACATAACATCAGCACTCTGTGCGAATTTAATATCAAATAATTCTGCTGTTAAATACGGAGAACTAATTTCATAAGGAGATCCTCCAGATTCAATTTGTCCATTATCTTTATAAAATCTAATATATTGATTACCAAATTCTAAAACGTAAGTCTGTGTTGTTGAAAATTCAAAAGGTATTAATCTTGTTTTAGCAGTTTGAGTTTTAACATTTGAAACATAATAGGTTCCTGGTCGTCTAGTTATGGGTCCATGTGGTAATACCACAAAATTTTCTAATCGCGTACATCCGCTAAAATATTTTTGAAAATCTGTTCTTCCTTGCATACGCGAGGAAAGCTCCCCCGCAGTAAAGCTAGGAACTGCTATTAATTGTTTTGGCATATTAGTATCTGCTGTTTATAAATTCGTCTGCTTGTACTTGGTCTGTTGGTCCAAGAGTTTGATCTGTATTATAACCACCCTCACTAGCGTCTGTGTGTCTAGCCTCGGATAATTTAAGTTGATATTTTTCGTTAAATAATTTTGCTGTTTGTAAATTTGCTGTAATTGAAAAACCCATATCAGACGCAAGAGCTGCAGATATAGTTTCTCTTAATAGTACATCCATTTCATTTGGATCTGTAACTTGTGAGATATAAATTAATTTAATTGATGATTCAGTAGTTAATACTTTTCTACCCTCAATTTTCCAATTAGCATCATAAGCGTCAATACCTAAAACCCGCAAGCAATCACTTGGTAAAGTAAAAGCATAAGTATAACCCCAAACTGGAGCTGTACTATCAGCTGCCATAGTTACTCTTTTAGTTAAACAATTCCAAGGATGAGATCTAAACACTGCATCTCTCACAGTATTATATCTTGCATTACAAATTCTCGCATTCTTATTGTTTTCTGTAAATGAAGTAATTGGAGCAGCACCTAATTGGTTTAATGCTGAATTACAAATTTCTATTACTGATGCCATAAATTCCTATAAATTTTTAATTTTAAAATAGGCGGGAAATTAATCCCGCCTATAATGTTAGTTATTACTCATCACATGGTACTTGAAACACATGCTCTTCTTGCATACGAGTTGCACCGATTGCCATTGAATAATAGACCTGCGTTGCATAACTTTTGTCATCACGTTCCGAAATTTTTGCCGTAACGTCTTTTCCTAAAGCTAATTTAATCGCATCGCCAGTGAAACCAAAACACAATCTGTCGTCTGTGTTTGTTGCATCCATAGCTAGTCTAGTTGACATAATAAACTTAAAGCCTAAGAAAGAATCTACTTCTCCTTGAGCTAAAGCTTTTACAGTTGCATAATCGCTAGATGTTATTTGCGTAGTACCTAATAGATCTTGGATCTGTTTTGGTCCGCAAACAAAATAACGAGCTATGCTAGGATCTACATCGCCATTATCAAAGAAATATTTAGTCTCTAATAATTTTGCAATAGTTAATCCATCAGTTTGCTGTGCAGTAGAGAATTTAGAACCCGCTGGTAAAGCCACCGCTGTTCCACCCGCTACGCCAGTGTCAGCTGATCCGCCTAAAGCCGTAATTACTACGTCATCCATTTTTCTATTCATCGCCGCAGCTGCTGCCTTAGCGTAAACAGAAGTAGGATCCGAAAGCATACGAACTTTATCAAGATCATCTATTAAGTCTGCCCATTCATAGTCGGTCAAACTTACTCTACGTCTGCTGTGTGGAGTCGTTAATTGAGGTGTCGATCCGTGTCTCGACCTAGTTTGAGCTGTAACCGCTCCTACTTGATCAAAGAATGCGTTGGAACCTCTAACATTCTCTACATCACAAGCAGCTCGTAGTTTACTACCCATTTGTTGGGATAGTAACTGAACATTCGATGAGTATTGCTCAACGAAAGCTGTTGTTATTTGAGTTGACATAATTGTCTCCCATTTGTTTAGTTGTTAAAGTTAATCGGATGATTATCCTTGCGGGTCGCTCCTCGATTTTAGATCTCCTGGATCCTATGCTTTCATAGTGTCAACTAGGGTCTTTTCGATTATCCTAGATTATTTCAGCTATACAGAGTTTTTTTGTTCTCGTAAAGCTAAAACCTCTTCTACTGCTATAGTATGGTTAGGATGGTTTTTATCCCAATAAGCAGAACCAGGAGCTGTTAAATCTCCTATCTGTTTATCAATTTGTTTTGGTGTCATGAACACTGGTCCAGAACTATTCACAAACTGATCCTCTCCCATTTTAGCAGCTAAATTTGCAAAAGCTTTTATAATAGCAGGATTATCTCCTAATTTAGAGCCATCCGCCATTGGTGCATCTAACACCTTAGCATCAACATATTGTTTAGCTAAAGCAGATGCTGCTTTTAATTTTTGATCAAAAGCTAATCCAAATTCTTTTTTTAAATTTGCTGTAGCCTCTGTTCTTGCAGTTTCTGCTGCAACATCTTTAGCTTGATTTTCTGAGTTTACATTTTCTTGATACCACTTAACCATTTCATTTGCTTGGTGTGGAAGTAAACCCATCTTATGAGCTTGATTTGCAAAAGATTTTAAACCATCTTGATTTACATCTTTTACATCAAATTTATATTCATCTGCAGTTTTGGGTCTGCCAAGTCTTGAATAAACTTCATCCCAATCTTTATCAGTTGCATATTTATTAGGAACTGGAATTTTATCAGCTCCTACTAATTTTTGCGCATGAATATAACTTTTTGCTAAAGAGCTTATGTCTTTAATATTTTCTAAAGACTTATCGCCCGCTATGTCATCTGGAAGTGAACCTTTCCAATCGACATTTGTTTCTGGAGTATTTGGTGTAGGATCTCCAGACAACACCGAACCTTGCTGCTCTGGTTGAGCTGCTGGTGTCGCTACCTCTTGATTTTCGCTAGACATGATTATTTCTCCTTTTTGTTTAGCATATTGTTAATGAACAAGACAGTTGATCTTGCTCCCTCTAAGTATGCGCTTTCATGACTATCTCCTTTTATATGAGTAGTCGTGTTAAAGCTGCATCTCTTTTTAAGATCATCAAGCACTCGCGCGCCATTCTCTGATCCAAAAGTCGTTTTATAATCTAATTCTAATTGTTTAAGATCTTTTTCATTCACTCGCTACCGCCTTTAATGCTGGAGCTGCTTTACCTGCAGCCTCTGCCATTTGCATTTCCTGCTGCATCTGTTGCATTTGCTGAGCTTGTTGTTCTTTCTGTTCTCTAATTTGTTCTACCTCAGCTCTGGATCTTAAAATTTTAGCTGGTAAACCTATAACATCTTTTAAGTGAGCCACTAAACCATCAACATCCAGGTAGTCAAAAACTGGTGCTGCTTGTTGAACTGCTCCAAATACTTCTATACCCCTCATGATTGCAGATAGATCTCCAGATTTTTGAGCTTTAGCAATAGGAGACACATATTCAATTTCTATCATTTGATTTTGTAAAAATTGAGGTACCTCTTGAAATTTATTTTGTTTAAGTAATATATTGAAACATCTCGTTATTAATGGTTGTAATAATTCAGATTGAAGTCTGCCTAATACGGGTCCCAATATTCTCATCTTTTCCTCAGTACGCTGCATCACTTCTGTTGCTGTCATGTTTTGTCCAGCTACACTCATTAACTGATCTACAAAGAAATTTTCTCTAATCGCTTTTCTTCTTTGCTCTTCCATCTGTAAACCTAAAGGCTGGTTACTACCAATATTTAATGGTTCAATTCTTTCTCTAGTTCCAGATCTATAGAAGTTTAATCCTCCAGGTACAGTTCTCACAGGTAAAACAAAGCCATCATCTGGGACCATTAAAGGTGGATCTATTTGTTTTTGAGCTGCTTTAATCGATACCTTAGACATTGTATTTAACATCTTAACATCGGGTAAAGCATTCATCGCAGGAGATCTGCCATAAGTTTCGTTTGATGCTTTTAAGTATCTTGGAATAACATAAGGAAAATCATTAAATCCACTTTCACTAAATAAGAAACCTGTATCTTCATGAACATAACAACTTGAAAAAGGTTTATTAATATTGTTTTCATAAATACCACCCATCTCATTTGGCATTACTGCATGAAGTATTACTACATCATCTTGAGGTTTCTTTTTAACTATATCTGCTAAAGCATGTGGTAATTCTGCTTTTGGAAACATATCGGGAATAGATCTAGCTTTTAAAATAAATTTTCTAATAACTGTATCAACTATTCCTTTTTGATTTTCTGAAATATATAATTCTGAAATATGAACTGTTTTAAATCTTAAATCATCATCGCTATCATTTTGAATAAACATTCCAGCTGTGCCAAAAGCTATAAGATCGTGATATAATTCAAAAATTTCCTGTTGGAAGTTTGATCTTGCAAAAGCTTGCAACATAACTTTATTACAATCTTCAAGCCATTCACTAGCTCCATCATCTTGATCAATAATATCGTTTCTAAATTTTAAAGCAAACCAGGCAGAAGTTGTTGAAGTCAACATCCCATGTAGAGATGCCGCTAATAATTCTAAAGCATGAGTAGCAGTACCATCGTAAATTTGATCGTGCCGCTTATCTCCTTTAGTTCTTTTAGATGTTATATCCGCTTTTCTTGGCAACATATAATCTGCTACATCTTGCCAGTGTGATTCCCATGTATTTCTTTGAGTCTTTAAAGATCCGTAAGTATCAATAACTTTTTTAGCTTTTGGTGTTAATTGCATAATTTATCCTAATAATGTTTTTTTTCTTAATTTTAAATCGCCACTTCCTAAGCCTTGTGGTCCAGTTAAGATCATTGAAGATCTACCTTTACCTCTAGCTATATCAGATTTATCTGTAGCTGTAGCTTGTGAAATTTCTGGTTTCGTTGGAGCTACATAAACTGGAGCTGGTGGTGGTGGCGGTTTTGGTCTTGATACAAATCCTCCCATATTATCCTCCTAATAAAGTTTTCTTTTCAACAGTTGCCTCAGACTCATCTCCTAAAGGAGAGGTAAGAATAGTCTGTTTTCTACCTATTCTATTTCTTCTAAGCTTTGCTGCATCAGCTGCTGCTTGTTTTCTTCTTTCCTCATCCTCATAACTTGGAGCTGCTGGTAAAGGTTCGATTGGTGGTACAGGAGGCATCGCTGGAATTTTTGGTGTTAAAAAACTCATCTAACTAAACTCCCATGTATTTTATAATCATTCATAGCTATTTCTTGTTTTATTTTATGTTTATCCTCATAGTCATTAATAGACATCGCAAGATACCTCATACTATCGCAGGCATGGCTGCTCCAATCATGAGTAGGCTTGTTATGAAACATTTTCATCTTCTCATTATACTTTCGATGATAATGTCTCAAAGCATCTATTAAAGGTTTTGTTTTATCCAGGTTAAAATAACATCTGGGTAAAAGCATCTTTAAACTGTGGATCCCATCCTCTAAAGGAATTTTAGGAAGTATTCTAAATTTAATTCCTAACTGGTAAGCCACCTCTCTCCTAGTTTTTCCAGAAGAGAACTCTTGAACTTCAATATCGTGCGGTGCAAAATGTTTATCATAAATATAATCTTTTTCTTTAAGCACCTGGACATAATGAGGTAAACCCTCTCTTCGATTTTCATAAAAATCTATTACTCTTATGGTATTACCAAGCTTTTGATAAAATACAATAGCTGTGGAATCTCCAACTCCAATGTCCCATGAAGTATTAACTAATAAACTTGGATCATAATCCATATTAACAATATGTTGATTATCTTCCAACTTCTTCATAATTTTACCATAAATGGATCCCTCAATATTTGCGATCCAATCACATTCAAACTCCTGGCGGAATTTAGTTTCCCCCATTTGTTTTTTAGCAGCGTCTAATTCTTCCTGGTCTATAATGCCTGTTTTTGATGCGGGAGCTGTATAAGTGAACCACTTAGGATCCGCTGTTGCCTGCTGGTATAATTCATAAAATAGGTTAGACATTCCAGCTGGCGTACCGATCATATATGCGAACCCCTTACGATCCGATAGAGCGGGTCTAATAATCTCATTCCAGAGCTTAGGTTGGATCTGAGCTACCTCATCAATTATAACTCCATCTAAAGCCAAACCCCTTAGTGAATCTGGCTGCTCCGAGCTAAGTAAAGTTATTCGGCTGCCGTTGGGTAGATCACATCTTAATTCTGTTTCATTAAACCTGGTTGTTGGAATAGATCCAGCAAACATTTTCATATAATCCCAGGCTATGGATTTAGCTTGCTTATAGGTTGGAGCGATATATGCGTATCTCGGATTAACCATCTTATTTTGCAAAGCCGCCCGAATTAAATGATTCAACATGCAAACTGTTTTTCCAAATCTCCGATGACACGCTAAAACCGCAAATCTATATTTATCTAATTCGTTATGTAATTTATTCTGCAGCTCTCTAGGAGAATATGGAATTTTAACGTGCATTATAAAATTATTAAAATAGCAAGTATAACACCTACAGCGATCATAACTTTTTTATGATCTTTCCAATAGTGTTTAACTTCATGAATAAATAAATTAATATCCATTATCCCTCCCTAGTGAATTGTTGGTAGTTTAAAAAAATCACTCATCGCATTGTAATTAATACCAGATTTTTTCATTAATTTTGATGCAAAACTTTTTGCATGTTCCTCTGTTTCAAAGCCGTTAAAGTGAACTACCATAGAGTTTGTTTCTTCTTGAATTAAAACTAGAGCAGTAATTAATTTATCTCCTGGCTGTGTGTTTGTCTCTGTGTGTGCCTCGATCTCCCTAGATATAATATTATTGCGCACAGCGCCAGCTTTTGGGGGTATACCCCTTTGCGTATTTCCCTTTTCAACTTTGCGTTTTTCTTGTTTTTTTAACGTCATCGGTTTCTCAAACTGCTGCGAACCAAGCAAATCAAATAAAAATTTAAACATTGTGTTATCCTTTGTGTTGATAATAGTAATCATTAGCGAACAAATAGCGAACATTCAGAAATCATACGCGCGCGCGGAACTGTGTTTCCTCGTATCATGTACCCGATAAACCAGGCTAACCAGTAGGATTACTTCTTATGCTTTCGGATAATCCCCGACATTTCCAGGTAACTCTTTAACAGATGTACTTGATACTTGATCCATAACTTCTTTAGCTTGTAGCATATTCTTTTCATCATTAGGCGCTCCCCAACTTACGCTCATTGTAAGATCTTGTTTGATCTCTGATTTAGTTTTATCCGCAAAGACGTTGCTTGCTAACTTGCTCGCAATCCAGCGAATGTGTCCCCATTTTTCTTTAATAAACATCATCTCTTGATTATTTTTAGGAACTTCCATATCTTCTGCTATCTTATCCAGGAGAGTATATACACCTGTCTCCCTGGCATTCCTAATCTTTTTTTGTAAATCTTCATCCTCTCTTTGAGCCTTATAAACTGCAGAAAGACTTGGCATTGTTTTATCTCTGCATATTTTACTTAGTGGTTCTCCAAGTTCGAGTCTCTTAATAATTTCGTTTTGTTTAATATCCATTGTTCAATCTCTTCATCCGTTTTATTTTTAAACGGCAATAAATTCTTATAAGCTTTAATTTTTCCTTTTAATGTTGTGGCTCCTTGGCACATTCCTCCATGGAATCGGCAGCGATAGAATCCACTTTTTTTTAAATACCCTTTTGCTCGGCATCTTAAACCGCTATGTCTTGCGATAGAATCGCATTGTATTTTTTTTAGTGGTCTGCCTGGCATAGAGGTAATGTGCGCGGTGGGTAATGAACGACATACGTTTCCTCCATTATATCACTCTGTTTAATTAATTTTGTCGATATTGTCGAGCATATTCTTCTCTCTTGCTTGTTCTTCCATATTAATAAGCGCAGTTAAATATCTTCTTTTAATAGTTGTTCGATGAACACCAAACTTACGCGCTAAAGATACCCAGGAAAATCTCATGGCTCGACCCCAAATTAATCTTCTCTGGTCCAATTCAACCAAGATAAGTAAATCAATAGCTAACTCCCAGCAGTTCATTTGTTTAAAAGTAGCTCTAAGCTTTAGTCCAGGTTTCTTATCATAATAGCCAATATCTTTAGGATCATAAGACATTTCAAGGAGATCCCACATTTTAGGAGAGCCTGGTGCTTTAGGCTTACTCATTAAACGCTCACACATTCCAGCGTTTTCAAATATTTCAATTAATTTAACTAGCCTTAGTTTCACGCTGCACCATAATTATCGCAGCGGTATCAAACTTTTTTTTTGGATTGCGAGGTTTAATCGCCTCCACTAAACTTTTAAATTTATGCACTCTTATTCTTTTACCAGATTTATTTTGAAATTCCATAAAATGACCCTCTTCTCCAATACTGTCATATTTTTCCCCTTTATACTCGAAATGTTTTATAGAATGATTAGCAACCCCACCACTCGCGAACGATGATCTATTATAGTTATTCCTATAATTATTCTTACCCCTATAATAGTTATATTTAGTTTTATTAATATCAGTCAGTAGAGACACATTATTTGATTTATTTGACACATAATTATCCACAATCAGTTTCTTTCTAGCATTTTCTAGTATTGTTTGTTTAGGTAAGTGATATTCATTCGTTGAACTTTTCCGTGTTATTTTAACATACCCCAGCTTAGCAAGGTGGAGAATGCTACGATAAATAGTAGATCTACTTAAACCAATAGCTTTGGAGATTGTGGCATGGCGCGGAAAACAGGATCCTGTGTGTCGGTTCATATAAGATACTAATTTTAAATAAATAACTTTATCATTAGAACTCAATCTATTATCATCCAGGATTTTATTATCTCCTACAAAAAATAAGCTCATTTATTTTCTTTCCATTTTTTATAATCTTTAACCCACTTATTAGGATCCCGCTTACTCCAGCGTTTATTCCACGCCCAGCAACTAACCATTGATCCATATTTTTCAATTAATCCTAAGATCCAATCCCTCATAAAACCACCACCAACATATA